CGAAGAAGAAGTAATCGAAGAAGAAGTAACTGAAACTGCAATGGCAGTTGATCCAGCTACGGACGCCGAAGCAATCAAAGCGGTTGTTATGCCTATCATCGAAGAACAAGTAAACGCAGTAATCGGAATGATTGCAGACTTGAAAAACCAAATCGAAGAAATGGGAGTAATTCGTGAAGAAGAAGAAATCGAAATGGCTAAAGACACAAAAATGTCAAGCGTATTTGACAAGTTCAAAGCCTTTCGCGCATCAAACAAGTAAACAAATAAAAACAAAATAAAAACCAACAAAATGAGAAATCTTAAATTTGACTTGGACGTAGACACAAACGCGTTGTTATGTCCTAACCCAGACGAGTTCTACTCAAAAGCTTACTTAACCGAAGACATCGCGGACAATTACCGCACTTTGCCTGGTATTAAGTCAGCAACGAAACTTGCAAACGTTACTTTTGGTAACTTACTTGCGCCTTCTACATGTAACTTTGCTGCCCCTACGGACAACCTCGACGCAGTAGACATCGACGTATGTGCGCTTTCAGCAATGAGCCAAATTTGTCAGTTCGACCTCGAGCAGTCTTTCTTGGCTTTGCAAATGTCGCAAGGTTCAAACGGCGACTTTAGCGTACCTTCTTTCATGGCTTACTACTGGAATGAAATGGCTGGCCGTATCGGTAACGACTTAGAGTTGATCCGTTGGCAAGGTGACACAGAAAGCGAAGACGCAGTTCTTTCTTTGTGTGATGGTTATGTTAAAAAACTTTGTGCTGACAATGCAGTAATCGGCCTTTACAATGGTGCTATCAATAGCTCAAATGTTCTTGCGCAAATGACTGCCGTACTACAAGCTTCACCAGCTGCCGTACAATCTAAGCGCGCTGACCTTCGTATGTTCGTTTCTTCTGACGTATTCGTTGACTACCAAATTGCTGCTGCATCTGGCAACACTTTGACTTATGTTACTGCACCTTTAGCACCTACTTTCTTAGGTATTAAAATTGTTTTGGCAGAAGGCGCACCAGCTAACACAATCGTTCTTGCACTTAAGACAGACCTTATCTACGCATTTGACGCAGAGGGCGACGCTAAAGCATTGAAAGCGGTTAACCTTTCTGATTCAGTTGCTGAGCCGTACATCCGTACACGTGCTAACTTGAAAGCTGGTTTCCACTACACGAACCCAGACCAAATTGTAATGTACAACGTTTGTTTCGACTAATCGTTAGACACAATTTAAAATGATACGGGGCGGCCATAATACGCCGCCCTTTTTTATAACTAAAAAAAACTAGAAAAAATGGCTTGTGCTACTTTAGAAGAAATCCTAAAAGACTGCTTGAACAATTCGGGCGGGATTTATACTTTGTTGATTAACCAACAAGACAACATTACAGCAATTACAACCGACACAACTGGTACAAATTGGGAAGTTACTGCAATTACAAAAACTGCCCCATACGTAGCTTTAGAGTTCAAACGTAATACTGGCAGCTTTACCGAAGACGGAACTATCGACTTAATCAATGGTTCGTCTTACGTTACTCAAACTATTAACTTAATGTTTCACCGCCGCGACCAAGAGAAAAGCCGCGCTATTAAAGTTCTTGCAGCTGGTCAACAATACTTGAACGCTGTAATCGGTGACGCAAACGGCAATTATTGGTATTTCCCATACTTGCAAGTTAGCGCATTCGGCGAAGGTTCTGGGACGGTCCGCGCTGACGGTTCTAAATACAGCGTTACGCTTGTTGCTGAGAACGAAACATTGGCCTACGCAGTTGACCCAGCTATCGTTGCTGGCCTCGTTTAATTAGGTCCTTTTATTCGGAATACACTAGCCCCCTTTATAGGGGGTTTTGTGTTTTTGAACGTTAAGGTTTTGAACTTTAATATAGTTATGATTTACATAGACAAAGGGGAAATAAACACGTTTGCTTTGACTTTAAGCGAGGTGACGACGTTAGTTAACCCCTACTATTTGTTCGTGTTTGAGGGTGAATATAACACCGCCGTAGAGCCTATTTATTGGGTAGGCACAGACACTAGCAACTGGCCCGTACGTTACAACCTTTTCACGTTAGAAGAAGGCACAGACGTTACGCTAATCAAAGGCCAATACAAATACAGCGTGTTTGAAAGTGACACGCCTATAATAGTAGATGAAAACACGAATACAACAGACTTAAATTTAATAGAAGAAGGCCGCATGGTTGTTGCTGGCGTTGCCGTTTCTTCGATATACGACTAAACAATGGGAATTTTCGATAGATTCAAACAACCTAAAACCGAAGTACTAGAGGGCTACCAGTCATTCTCTACACCTTTTGGTAAAATTGGCGGCGGTAACCTTACTTTGCCTTATGTAAACGGACGCTACCAAGTGGCGGGCTACGTGCCATTCGGACAAGACAACCTTTTTCCAGAAACTTTAAACCAACTTTACTATATGTCGCCACTACACGGGGCAATAGTGGACTTTAAAGTTAATGCGGCAATCGGTGCGGGCTACGAAATTAAAACGGACAAGCTAACACCAGACGAAAAGCTAGCGCTTTACACTTGGGAAAAGAAAATGAAGCTTTCAAAGTCTGTTAAAGCCGTTACAAAACAACTAGTAATGCACCACCGTGTTTACTTTAAGTTGCATTTTGACGACAAAGGAAAGGTTAAAAGCATCGAAAACGTAAGCCCCGAAAAGGTACGGATCAATAATAAAAAAGACCGCTACTATTTATGCGAGGATTGGTCAAGTAGAATTGACGTAGAAGAAATAAAACCATTTCACCCGCTTTGCCCAGACAAATGCCAGCTATGGGCCTACGAATTGCCTAGCATTGGACAAGACTACTACGCATTACCGCAGTATTCTAGCGCGTTAAACTTCGCTTTTCTTTCGGGTGAGCTTTCGTATTTTGCAAAGTCGAACATTCAAAATAGTATTTTCCCGTCTTTTGCTATGCTTTTCCCTAAACGCCCACAAAGCGAAGAAGAAAAGAAGGTGTTACGTGACACTATTGATAGAATGAAAGGCGCGGCCAACGCTGGTAAAGGTGTGGCGTTTTTTGCAAATAGCCAAGACCAATTACCAAAAATTGAAAGCATCCCAGTAAACCAAAACGACAAATTGTTTCAAGAGGCTAGTGCTTTAAACACCGAGCAAATTTGCTTTGCCCATACAATCGACCCTATTTTAATGGGCGTGCGTACAACGGGATCGCTAGGTGGTGGCGCTGACATTAAACAAGCCTACGTAATCTTTGAAAAAAACGTTGTTATTCCTTTACGCGAACAAGTAACCGAAATTTTCCAAGAACTATTGAACGTGTCTAGAATTAGCGCGGCGTTTTCTATTAAGAATTTCCAGATTATTAACGAAACAATTGTAGAAGTTGAGGGCGATGCTAGTAAAACGCAAGACGCATTGAACGCTATGTCGCCGTTAGTAGCTACAAAAGTTCTTGACACCATGACACCTAACGAAATTAGAGCGCTTGCAAGCTTACCACCCGTTGAAGGTGGCGACGTAGTAGCACAACCAGAACCCGCCCAAACGTTTAAGAAATGATTTACTTTATAACTGAAAACTACCTAAAGACGAACACGCCAATAACGGCGAACGTAGACGTTACAGACGTAACCCCGTATATTAAAACGCAATCAGACTTGCGTGTACAACCTATTCTCGGTTCGGTGTTTTACAACTACCTACTAGCTGCCTACAATGACCAAACGTTAACCCAAGACGAACAAGAACTAGTAGCTTTCATTCAGCCCGTTGTGGCTTGGCGCTCGGCAGAGGATGCCGTTTTCGGGCTTTCGTACCAACTTAAAAACAAAGGTATTCAAACACAGAACGGCGACTATTCAAATAGCGTAAGCCGTGCCGAAGTTGCGTTTTCAATGGAGCATTACGCACAAAAAGCCAGTTTCTTTGAGGCCCGTTTGTCTAGATGGTTACTAGCTAACAAAAATTTGTTTCCGTTATTCACTAGCTTACAAAACCGCGACACCGATTTACGCCCCATGATTGATGCGTGCGACTGCGTAGGTACGTGTTTTGGACGTTGTGGGCAACGTTACAACGACAACGGGTACAACAACGCTATAATGGTTTTTTAAATGACAACTAAGCTACAAATTTTCGCCTTTGCCGTGTTGTCTATTCTAGCACCCGTTACACCGCTAGTTTTAATAGCCGTGCTTTCAATATTTTTAGATACGTGTTTTGGTATTTGGCGCAGCGTTAAAAAGGGTGGCTGGGTTTCTATAAGATCGCGACGCCTAAGCCATACGATTAGCAAAAGCCTACTATATTCTGGCGCTATTGTATTTATTTTCTTACTTGAAAAATTTGTAGTAGCCGACATTCTAGGCCAATTTATTGCTATTGACCTAGTGTTAACAAAAATGTTTACTTTCTTTTGCGTAGTAACCGAAATTAAAAGCATTAACGAAAGTTACTTTAGTGTTACTGGTGTAAATGTTTGGGACAAGTTCAAAGCTTTTGCCCTACGTAGCAAAGAGCAATTAGAAGAACTAAAATGATAACAACCGCGCAAGCCATAGCCAAATACGGACAACCTAACGAAAGAGGAACGTACCTAAAGACTATAAATCTACCTTACCCGATGCGCATTGCTTGGGACTTAAACATAAAAGTAAATAAAATGCGTTGCCACAAAGACGTAGCAGATGCGTTTTTAAGCGTGTTTAACGAACTTTTAGCCGTGTATGGGTACGAACGTATAGTAGAACTAGGAATAGACCTATACGGGGGTTGTTTCAACTTTCGCAAAATGCGAGGCGGTACGTCATGGAGTAAGCACGCCTGGGGAATTGCCATAGATTTAGACCCCGCACGTAACACGTTAAAAGAAACAAGTAGAACGGCACGCTTTGCCAGACCCGAATACAAGCAAATGATTGATATCTTCTATAAACACGGATTTATTTCACTCGGTAAAGAAAAGAACTATGACTGGATGCACTTTGAAATTGCGAAATAAACTAATTCTGTCGGTAATATTTACAATACTTGCGACAAGTTGCAATGTAAATTACCACGTCCGTAAAGCCATTAAAAAGGGTTACCGTTGCGAGGAGGTTGCAGATACATTTGTCATAACTTCTATTGACTCGATCCCGTACGTTTTAAGGGACTCTATTATGTGGGAAAGGGTATTAGTCCAAAAAGATACAATAGTGCGTTACAAGCGTTCTTTCGTGCCTAAAACGCGATTCCAGACTCGTATTGAATACAGACTAAAGCGCGACACCTTACGAATGATTGAAAAAGTTGAGGTAGTTAAGTGGAAAACCGAACGTAATAAGAAAACAAAAGCTAATCTTTGGCTTTTCATTATAGGTTTCGGTGCTGGTTTCCTTACAAATTGGCTACTTAAGTTTTCTAAAAACGTTTTATGAGTAAATTTAGACCTAGAATAACACGCGAAGAATTTGACATAGTGGCGCAATATAGAGCCATTAAAAACAAAGCTAACGAACTAGGACTAGATGAAAAAGACGTAAAGCACGGGTGGTTAAAAACAAACGATGCTAGTTTATTCTTTAAAAACCCGTCATTCGGTAGCAATTTCGACATTAAAAATATAGACTTTAAAGAGTTAATTAAAGATGCGCCGAAACTAGAAATAGAAAAGCGACAACCTAGAACCTTTAACGGCCTATTTGACAAGCTAGTTTTTACGGATGTACATATAGGAATGGATGCTAGCGACAAAGGGCGTAGTATGTACGATTCCGAATGGAATGAAACAATACTATTCGAACGCCTTAAGCAAATGGTAAGTTACACGCTAGCAAAACAGAACAGCGAAACGCTTTATATTCTAGATTTAGGCGACTATTTAGACGGGTTTAATGCGCAAACGACTAGAGGCGGCCACGCGTTACCCCAAAACATGAGCAATCAAAAAGCTTTTGACGTTGGGTTTATGTTTAAAGTACAATTAATTCAAAGCCTTGCACCTTATTATAAGGCTATCAAAATACGAAACATTTGCAACGACAACCATAGCGGCGACTTTGCGTACTTTGTAAACCAGTCTTTCAAACACTATATAGAACGCGAACTAAAAAACGTTCAAGTAACCAACCAAACGACCTTTATAGACTACGAACTAGTAGGTAATTATTGTTTTATTACAACGCATGGCAAAGACACCCACAATTTAAAGCATGGTTTCAAACCAAAGATTGATCCAAACCAAATAAACAAAATACTAGGCTACCTAAACACGAAGCAACTAGTAAACAAAGGCCTAGATATTACCTTTGAAAAAGGCGACTCGCACCTATACTTATTCGATAGTTCAAGTTCGGACGTTTTCAAATACTATAATTACCCCGCTTTTAGCCCATCAAGTAACTGGGTAGCTACAAACTTTCAACTAGGTAAGTCTGGCTTTGTACATTTTAACTACGACGAACACCGCAAAAGTATAAACGAATACTTTTTTACGTAACTTTACACGTTTCATAATTGTTCTAGGCCACCTTTCGGGGTGGCTTTTTTGTTTTCCTAAAAATTTTCTAAAAATATTTTGCGTCTGTAACCCACGTAAATACTAGCATTTAAAAAATAATGTTAAAAAAATGCAACTTTTTTTTGTTAATAACGATTAAGTGTATATATTTGCATATACAAAAACGCTAACAACATGACAACACAACAAATTATTCAAGAAGAAGCCCGCCTCTGGAACGCTTACGAAGCTACACGCGACGCGCTAGGTTACGACCATGCCGACACCCGCCTGGCTTTTGCCCTTTACAACGAAATGTTAAAACACTTAATAGCAGCAATATGAAAAACTTAATTAACGAATACCGCGCATTTAACAAAGACGAAAAAGACCTAGCGCATAGCATCCTAGTAGGAATAGTTTTGTTTATTGGTTTCTTTTGGTTGGTAAGTACAAACACCCCACCACGTTTAGACCACGCGACAACAGATCCGCAAACGTACAAGCAAAACAAGTACGAATTAAAGACGAGTTATAACAAGTACATGAACCACGTATATAATGACAAATTCAAATAACATGATAGCACCAGAAATTAAAGACTTTGAAGTTTACAAGGCACACGGCAAAAACTTTGTTTACTTAATGGTTACCCTATGGGATGAGGGCGACACAAAAACGAACGGAGAAATCCTAGCCGAATACGAAATAGAAATATACGACGCTTACGCAAATTATAAAATAACTAAAAAAGACTATAATGAAAAACTTACTATTAAACAAACCCGCCAATGTGACGAACGCCTTGTTAAGCTTTACGAAGACAACTACTTCGAAGACGAATACGTTACCGAATACAACGACGAATACCATTTCTCCACTGACTGGCCCATTTAACCGCTACCAAATAAACCGATTTTGGACTAACTTTAACGAGGGTCTTTATAACCGAATTTGTGAAATTAAAATGCAAGAAATATGAAATACTTACTAACCTACTACGTTGGAACTAAAGCCGTGCAAAGCTGGCGTTTCTACTCTAAAGCAATGGCCTACGCTGCAAAGTCCGAGCTACTATTTACGGAAAACTACAACCTTGGGAAATTTAAAATAACGGAAATATGAAAAACAAAATAGCACTTATTCACGAACTTATAGCGGCTTACGACTTAACAAACAAGTGTAGAGATCGCGGATTGATTTACAAACGCGCGTTCCTATACCACGAACTTAGAACTAGCGGCTTTAGCCTTTCGCAAATTGGTGAAATATTCGGTAAGCACCACGCTACTATAATTCATGGGCTTAAAACGCATGAAAACCTAATGGGTTATAACGACGAAGACTACAAGTTCGAAACTATACAACTCAAACAACAACTAGAGGGTAGCGTATTGATATTTCCAGAAGAAAGCACGGCTAAAAAACGCGACCTAAAAACGGACATTATAGAGGCCCGAACTATTCGCGACTTCAAACGTATTCGACGACGTGTTAAGCTAGGTGTTTACGAAAAACTTTTAGCGGAAAGCAACCTTTTAGAAAAATAAACGTTATATTTGTAGACGAGTTGGCTGGACACCATAAACTCAAAAGGAATTATTTACCCTCAAACCGACTTGCACGTCCAGCCGCAACGAAGTTTGGGGGTTTTTTATTTTAAAATATTAATATGAGCGGGTGGATTAAATTACATAGACAAATTTTAGACTGGGAATGGTACGACGACCACAATGCATTTCGTTTGTTTATTCATTTGCTTTTAAAAGCTAACCATAAAGAAAAAAAATATAGGGGTATGTTATTACAATCGGGTACTATTTTAACAAGTCGAGACATTCTAGCTTTAGAAGTTGGGTTAAGTGTACGTCAAACTAGAACCGCACTAGATAAGCTAAAATCGACCAACGAATTGACCATTAAAACAAGCGGTCAAGGTACTATTATTCAAATAGTTAACTACCAAAAGTATCAAATAGAGACCAGCGAAACGACCAACGAGAGACCAGCAAACGACCAGCAAACGACCACTAACAAGAATGTAAAGAAAGAAAGAAATATATTTATACGCCCAAGTGTTCAAGAAATTGACGCCTATTGCTTAGACCAAAACTTACAACTAAACGCCCAAACATTTATAGACTATTACGATAGCAACGGTTGGAAAGTAGGTAAAAACAATATGAAAGACTGGAAAGCTACGGTAAGACGTTGGGCAAAGCCAAAAGAACAAATAGAAATGGTAAACGACCCACTTTATGAACAAGCTAAAAAACTAGGTTATGTTAAGTAAAGGAATACACCTAGAAAAGCTTTTCGACTATAAGAACGGCAAAATAAAACAAGGGCTAGGCATAGGCACTAAGCTAGACGACTATTTGCGATACAAGCCTAGACAACTAAATATCATTTTAGGACATGACAACGTCGGAAAAACCTATTGGATCAATTGGTATTTTCTTACCCTTGCACTTAAACACGAATTAAAGTTTGTAATGTGGTCTGGTGAAAACCAATACTGGCAAGTTCTTCGCGACATGGTGCAAATTTACTCGGGCAAACCATTTAAGCAATTAAGCGAGCGCCAAATATCTAGTTACACGGCATACCTAGAACAATACTTTGAATTTATAGATAACTCAAAGCTTTACAAACCTAGCGAACTATTCGAACTATTTCGCAAGTCGGACGCCGACGCGTGTTTAATTGACCCTTACACGGGCTTAGACCGCCAAATGGGCTACGAGGGTAATTATAAGTTTCTAAACGACGCCCGCCAATTTTGCAACGAAACGGGTAAGACTTTGTACATAAACACGCACCCAAATACAGAAAGCGGACGTAGTGGTAACATTTACCCAGACAACCATATGTGGAAAGGCCACCTTAAACCGCCAATGAAAGACCACATAGAGGGCGGTAAAGCGTTCTTAAACCGCTGCGACGACATGATAGTAGTACATAGGCTAGTAAAACACGAAACAATGAAGTACGTAACCCTAGTAACAACCGAAAAGATTAAAGACCAAGAAACTGGCGGCTCAATTACTGGGTTTGAAGACTTTATATTTTGTGAATTTAACCAAGGCCTGGGCTTTGTAATTGAAAACAAAGACGCGCTTAAAGAATTACGCCCACGCGAACAACAAACCAAACTGCAAACAAACGAAATACTAACCACCAGTGAAAAGCTTAGACGCCTGGCTAATGAAACACCTTTTTAATTATGAAAAATTTTGATTTATTCGGAAACGAAATAGTAACAGACCCAATTTTACGTGAACGTTTTATAGAACCACCATTTACAATACTAGATACCAAAGGCGGCAACTGGCAAAACAGAAAAAAAGCATGGCTTTCAATAGGTATAAAAAGTGAACTTGGTAGAACGGCAACTACATTTAATTCAAAAGGTAAAACAAATATGTTTGCTGGTAAAGAGGTTAAAATGTCAGACACTAGTATTTTTGATCCAGCTTTGTGCGAAGTTCTTTACAAGTGGTTTTGTGTTGATGGGGGCGAAATACTAGACCCTTTTGCGGGTGGTTCGGTTCGTGGCATAGTAGCCAACAAACTAGGCTATAAATACACGGGAATAGACATACGAAAAGAACAAATAGATAGCAACCGCGAACAAGCGTTAGATATTCTAAAGTTAGAAAATCAGCCGCAATGGTACGTAGGGGATAGCAACGAGGTTTTAAACGGATTTACTAAAACATTTGACTTTGTTTTTAGTTGCCCACCATACGCCGACCTTGAGGTTTATAGCGACTTAAAAGGCGATATTTCAAATATGCCATACAACGAATTTATGCAAGCTTACGAAAGCATTATAGCAAAAGCATGTAACTTGTTAAAAACCGACGGGCTAGCTTGTTTTGTTGTGGGTGAGGTTAGAAATAAACAAGGTAACTATATTGGATTTGTGCCAGACACTATACGCGCCTTTGAAAAATGCGGAATGAAGTTTTATAATGAAGCTATTTTAGTAAACGCATACGGAACGGCAATGCTGCGCGCTAACGGAAATATGAAAACACGAAAACTTGTTAAAGTACACCAAAATATTTTAATATTTAAAAAACAATAAAGATGGAACTAGGACTAGAAATTATAAAAACACGGGCTAACCTTTGGGCTATTCAGCAAAGAATAAAGACCGCACGTGAACAAATACTAAAAACAAGGCCCGAAGCAAAGGACTACATAAAAGGCGCAGAGCAAAGCGAACAAGAATTGCTTGAAGCTATTTCGTTTTTTAGTAGACTACACGAACACGCAGTATCAATAAGCCGAGAAAATACAATTCTCGCTAGCCGAAACATAGACCTATTACAAAGGGTTAAAGAACTAGAAATAGAAATACAAACACAAAGCTTTTGATAATGCCACGTTGTAAGAATTGCAAAGACAAGTTCGAACCCATACGCTTCAACCATAAATTTTGCCTAAAAGACGAATGCGTTAAGGCTTTTGTAGAAGAAGTCAAGACTTCGGCATGGAAAAACACGAAAAAGAAATGGACAACCGAACTAAAAACAACAACCGACTGGCTAAAAGACGCACAAAAAGTATTCAATACCTACATACGTAAACGCGACGAGGGTAAGCCTTGCATTTCTTGCAACCAACCGCCCAAGAAAAAGAACGCGGGCCACTATTATAGCCAAGGCGGCCACTCAAACGTAAGGTTTGACGAAGACAACGTGCATTTACAATGCGAACACTGCAACACTTTTTTGTCTGGCAATCTTTTGAACTACCAAATAGGCATAGAACAACGCATAGGCGCCGCCAAATTAATAGAATTACAAGGCCGAGCGCACCTAGAGAAACGCTGGGACGTCGAAGAACTTAAAGAACTAATAAAAATATACAAGAAAAAAATAAACCAAATACCATGATAAAAATAGAAATTACAGACGAGCAAATTTTACAAGCGCAAAAGCTTTACAACTTTAAGGCGCTAACAAATTCAATAACGCAAGGCGAAAGTCAAATTTACGGGGCGCTAGGTGAGGTTATTGCTATGCACTTTTTGCGATCAATAAACAAACCCGTGCAATACGTAGGCAGTTACGACAACGACCTAGAAATAAACGGAAAAAAAATAGACGTTAAGACCATACAAACCGATAAAGAACCTACAAACGACTTCAACGCCAATATAGACGCAAGTAACACTAGACAAAAAACAGACTTCTATTTATGGTGTAGCGTTTCTAAAAGCATGAAATACGGATATATTATAGGCTACCTAGCAAAAGACGAATTTTATAAAATAGCTCAACTAAAGAAAAAAGGCGAAATAGACTGGGGTAGCTGGGTATTCAAAAGCGACACGTACACCACCAGAATAAAAAATATAAAAAAATTTACTTAAAAAGTTTGTATATCGAAATATCTTTATATATTTGCGTATAGTTAATACTTAAAAACAACAAGTTATGAAACATTTATTCAAAGCGCTTGCGGCTTTTCAGCAAGAAGTACCAGTAATTCACAAAGGTACGCAAGGGTTCGGCTATTCTTATAGCGATCTACCCGCAATTTTTAAAACAATTAACCCGCTACTAGCAAAACACGGCCTAGGCTTTACCCAAAACCTACACACCAAAGAGGGTGAAAACTACATTTGTACTATTATTTTTCACGTAGAGTCTGGCGAAAACATGGAAAGTTCCGTGGCTATTCCTAGTGTAACACTTAAAGGCATGAATGACTATCAAAGCTTTGGTTCGGGCGTGACCTATTTTCGTCGTTACGCTTTGGCTAGTAGCCTCGGCCTAGTGACGGACAAAGACACGGACGCAAGCGGCGAACAAGTAAAACACGAACCAAAGAAAAAGCCTATTGACCAAAAGCGTTTTAGCGCAGCAGTACAAGCTATCGCAAAAGGTGAATATACCCGCGAAAAGCTAGAAGCTAGCTTTGAATTAACCGAAGGACAAACCGATATGCTTAACGCGTTATGAAGACTTTCAAAATTCGATGTTCTGCCATAGGTAAAATAATGACTTCCCCTCGCACAAAGGGGGAGTTATTAAGCCAAACCGCAAAGACGTACATAGAAGAACAAGTGCTAAGTGCAAAATACGGCGTTATTAAGACGTTTTCAAGCCGTTACACCGACAAAGGTAACCTAGTAGAAGACGAAGCCATAGAAATGGCCTCAAACGCGCTAGAATTAGGTTTCTTATATAAGAACCATGAACACTTTGAAAACGAGTTCTTAACGGGAACGCCAGACGTAAACACGGGCGACATACTTTTGGACGTCAAAAGCTCATGGGATGCAACTACTTTTCCATTTTTTGCTACCGAAATACCTACAAAGGATTATTATTTTCAGTTGCAAGGCTACCTTGAATTGACGGGTAAAACAGAAGCTTTGCTAGTTTACTGCCTAGTCAACACCCCAGCGGATATGATTGAAGACGAAGTGCGCCGCGCTCATTGGAACGCTAGACTTATGGACGAAAGCCAGGAACTACGCGACGAGGTGTTAAAGCGCCATTCGTTTGACCATATACCCGACAATCGCCGTGTAAAGGTCTTTAAAGTAGAAAAAGACGAACAAGTAATAGCCGAAATCAAAGAGCGCGTAGAACTATGCCGCGAGTATTTTAACACCTTATATAATTTCCTATGAAACAAGAAGTAGAAGACCAGATAGTAAAAAGCGTACTAGCTAAATACGTCGAACGCTCAAACACGGGCCTAAAAAAATACGGAACGCCGCTAACACGAAACGACTTAACTCTAGATCAATGGCTAACCCACTTACAAGAAGAACTAATGGACGCCACGTTGTACCTAGAGCGCATTAAAAAAGACATAGCGCTATTAGAGGTCGAAGCGTTTAGCAATGGTTACCGCGAAGCAATTACAAAACGAACTAAGTAATATGAAACAAAAAGAATATAAACCAAGCCGTCAAGATAAAAGCCGAAATGAACTATCGGCATACGGCACAATGATACTGGTAACAGTCATTGCAATTATTTTAGTAATCAATTTAATCTATAATATATAATGGAAACAAAGAACAACGCGGGTGCAATCTTTAAAAACACCTACAAAAAGACGGAAAGCCACCCAGACTACAAAGGAAAATGCGTAGTAAACGGCAAAGAAATGGAAATAGCACTTTGGGTAAAGGACACAAAGACGGGCGAAAAGTTCTTTTCGGCATCATTCAGTGAACCATACGTAGCCCAAGAAACTACAAACCCACCAGTAGCACTTAACGACGACCTACCATTTTAAAAAGTTATGAACATTAACGACATAGAATTGCGTAATAAGATGCGCGAGGTTTTAAAGTCGAAAACACGTAACCAAATAGCCGAGGAAATCAAAGAAAAAACGGGTAAGTTTCACCCATTTCAAATTCAAAATTTCCTAGATGGTAAAGACGTTTCGTTAAGTACGGCGGTAAAGCTAGACGAGTACATAATAAGACACCAGCTTTAAACGCTTAACTACTACTAGAGGCCCCTTAATTGGGGCTTTTTTGTTGAAAAATAATTGAAACACGAATATAAAAACGTATACTTTTGGCTTATGGAAATACTAATATATGTTTCGCTAGCGTGGTGGCTTGTCAATTTTGAGCCTTTACAGCTACTTTTGGACGCTATCTTTAGCCGTATACCAATTAACAACCTTACAATAGCTATACACGCCGCTTTCGGTTGCCCTAAGTGCGTAGGCTTTTGGACTAGTTGGGCTTTAACTGGTGACTTTTTAACGGCTACGCTTATAAGTTTAACCGCTCATGCTTTAGACCTATGCTTACAGAGGCTCAACAACTAGAGGCTAGCAAATTGCTCGAACAACTTACGCCAACGCGGCTAAGTAAAATGCACCTTAAAAAGCTGCAAAAGATAAAGAACGCCGTAACGGGCCAAAATGACAACCGATGTTTGTGCGCCGCTTCGGATCGCGTGAACTATTATAATGAGTTCCTTGTCTGGTATCAAAAAAATTCTTGACGCGTATATAACCGCGAATTACGACGAGGTTAGGGCATATACTAACCACATGTTAACGCGTTTACGCCACCATAAAAAGCTAGATCTTATAATGGTCAAGGCTGACACCATAATAAACAACGCATATTTGCACGTTGCTAGCATGGACGACCACGAAGCCGACCAAAACACGGTAAAAAGCTACCTACTCAACACAATCAAAATGCAAGTATGGTGGCCAACGTCGGTAAGTAGAAAACAAGACGAGGTTTATAGCCAAGAATACATAGCAAAAGACGAACCCAACGACACCGAAATAGAGCATAAGGTCAAAATAGAAGAACTTATAAACCTACGCAAAGCTTGCATAGCTATTTATCTGGACGAATTGGTTAGCCCAGTTGAAAAAAGGATAGCCGAGGCGTATTTTGAACACCGCCGCCAAACCTCTAGGGAAATGGCCGAGTTCTTCGACATACCTAGAACCTCGGCGTACTACATGATAAAGGCTTTGAAACAAAGAATTAAGGAAATCGAATATAGTTATAGAAATGGAAAAGACCAATAAAATAGCTGCGGGCATTGTTGTTACGTCAATAGGTACATTAATAGCCCTATGCGAATACCGACACGCTTTGTTTTTAACGGGGTGCTTTATTGCTTTGAGCGGCATAGGAATTATAGTAGAAACCATAGAAAAACACGAAAGATGAAAATTAAAGAAGAATACAAGGGCAAAACAATCATTATTTACGATAGTGTCCTAGGCGAACGCCGAGTAGAAGTAGACAAAATAGACCCTAAGCGCTTCACGTATTACACTACACTAGGTTTGGGCTACCTATTCGAAAAGGAAAACCAAACAATTAGCTACACGGGCATTGATCACGAAGTGGCGCAAGCGGACGCAGTTGAAGAACCGAAGCCAGTTGTTAAGAAAACACGAAAAAGAAGAAAAAATGCCACAACCAATTAAAGGAGAGGGTAAAGAAAAGTACCTAGAACGTTGCATGGCCGCTGAGGAAAGTGTAAATAGCTTCCCAGACAAGTTTGAACGTTACGCTGTATGTAATAGGGTATGGGAAACGCACAAACGCGAGGCCCTAACGCAATACGTTAAGTCACTAAAGAAAAAGTAAATGGCTTTTTATCTTATAGACATGGGCGTAAACATGAGCCATATAGGCCACGCCGTAGAAGTCGAACTAAGAAAAGACGAAAACCATATAATTGTCTACTTAACAGACATGCCAAACCTACTATGCGTAGAAGAACTAACCGAAGACCAATTTTTAGACCACTATAAAAACACGAATAATGGGAAAGCATAAGTACATAGAAACACCAGAAAAGCTATTAGAAATGTTTTTAGCCTACAAGGACAAAGTACAATCAAACCCAAGGGTAATAGACAAAGCTTTACAAAGCGGTAAAGTAGTTCAAGAAAAACTGCGCGTTCCGTTAACGTACGAAGGCTTCGAAGTATTCGGGTACGAACTAGGCGTAACAATTGACCATTATTTTAGAAATACCAATGGAGCGTACGAAGATTATTGCGGGGTCTGCCAACGTATAAAGAAAGCAATTCGACAAGACCAAATTGAAGGTGGCATGGTTGGCCAATACAACCCGTCCATAACTCAAAGGCTAAACAACCTCACCGAAAAGACGGACGTAACCTCAAACGGCGAAAACATAAACGAAATCAAAATTTCGATAATCAGACCCGACACCAAAGAGCTAGAGTAATGGACCTAAAGAGTACGATAGTCTTTGAACGAAATTACGACGCGCTTTATAATAACGAGGCGCGTTTTATCATTAACGAGGGGGGTAGCCGTTCAAGTAAGACGTATTCACTTTGTCAGCTTATAATGGTGTATTGCTTACAGAACCCGCAAAAGGTTGTTAGCATCATTCGTAAGACGTTCCCAGCGTTACGGGCAACGGCTATGCGCGACTTTTTAGAAGTGCTTAAAGAGGCGGGAATATACGACAAGACTAGCCATAACATGAGCGAACATATTTACACCTTCCCAAATGGTTCGATAGTTGAGTTCTTTAGTGTTGATGACGAGCAGAAAATAAGGGGCCGAAAAAGGCACGTGGCATGGTGCAATGAGGCAAACGAACTTTTTCTAGACGACTTCACTCAGCTAAACATGCGTACCGAACAAAAGCTAATCTTTGATTATAACCCGTCCGACTCAACAAGCTGGCTTTACGAACTACCAAAAGACGAAAGCATCTTAATCAAAAGCACGTACCGCGACAACCCGTTTCTACCAGATAGCATCAAACGCCAAATCGAGGACCTCAAAAGAACCGACGAGGCGCTATATCAAATTTACGCGCTAGGCGAACACGCAATAAGCAAAGCTAATATCTATTCAAACTGGACGTTTTTACCACACCGACCCGCACGCTTTACGCAATTTGTATACGGGCTAGACTTTGGTTACAATCATCCCACCGCTTTAATGCGTATTTACTGGCATGAAAAAGACATATTCATAGAACCCGTAATATACGAAAGCTACCTAACAACCTCGAACCTTATAGACCGCATGGCATCGCTAGACGTCGAAAAGGAAACCGAAATAATAGCGGACTACGCACGCCCAGAGATCATTGCCGAAATGAACAACGCGGGGTATAACGTCCTTAACGCAAACAAGGTCGTCAAAAAGGGTATCGACAACATTAAAACCTTCGGTGTGTTTGCCCTAGCCGACAAGAATTTGGAAAAGGAATACCAGAATTACAAATGGAAAAAGATAGGCGACACCATTACCGACGAACCAGTTAAGCTATTCGACGATGCTATGGACGCCGTAAGGTACGCGACTACCTATATCAAAGGGCAATACTTTACCGACGACGCCTATTTTGCGTTCTAAATTAACACGAACTAGAATTTTAATATAGTTATGGCACAAACTACAATAGCACAACCCCAAAGCTTCACCCCCGCTTTCAACCCCGTTAAGTTCTTAATAGACTCAACGAACAAAAACCTAGACGGGTTCAAGTACATTTTTGACGTATACGACGGGCCTACCCGAATAGGACGTTTCAAAGTCTTACCAAGAATAGCGGACGGCTACGGCGAACTTGACCTAAGTAGGTTCTTAACTAGCTACCTATCATGGAACTTTGAACCCAACGTAAACACGGACTACGACGCGGCAAATTGTTTCCTACCCTTTACCCTACAAACGGGCGAAGAATACCTAGCCGAATTTACCTACACTAGTTCACTAACCAACTCGGGCGGCTTTGTACGCGTGAACGTTACTAACACCTTTTCAATAGGCGACCAAATAAACATAGTGCAATCGGACGGCGGCACGGCAAACCCACTAGTTGAGGGCCTACATGTAGTTACAAACGCGTCGGGTACATGGTTCGAAATTGGCGTGTCATGGTCTAGCGTAACAAACGCAGCAATTGACGGGGTGGTAACCTATGCCGACAACCGCAAAATAGTTACCTACGATATTACAATGTTTGGCAAACAAGTCTTTAACGGTGCTTTCCGTTGGGCTGACTTTCCGACATACGACGAAAACAAGTACACCCTAAATACAAACACGAAACTTTGGCTTACTAACCAACCGCAAACGGAATTTTACGCAACGCTAGGTCAAGACCTTTGGCTAAACGCTAAAGCCAAACCTAGTAAAAAGATAGTGTTTGAAAATAGCAACGGCGACATATTGTATAAAAACACCGCTAGCACGGGTTCAATTCTAGGCATTGCCGTAGGCCCTAACAACCTCGGCACGCTTACCGTAACGTCGGGCAGTTTACCTTTGATAAAGTCCGACACAAGCTATTACACGTTCTATTACGACGATAGCGGGCAAAAGTCTGCAAAGTACCGCGTGAATATAGACCGCCGCGAAAGCATCGAAGAAGTAGACCTAGTGTTTTTGGATCGCATGGGTTCAATGTCTAGCTTTGCTTTTCAACTCAAGAACTACGAACGTGGCGAAGTGACACGCGACGAGTACAACAAAGACGTGACGGGCTTTGTATCTAGCGGGGAATGGAAATACGATACCCACGAATTTGGCTACAATACGTTTCAAGTAAGCGCTACCAAAACACTAGAACTAAATACCAACTGGATGAACGGCGAAATGGCCGCTTACTTTGAGGAACTAGTTACAAGCCCGCAAGTATACATGAAGCGCGTAACTTACACTTGCCCCGACGGCCCGCTGGTGACAAGTACGGAATACGTGCCAGTAATCCTTACAACAAATAGTTACGAAGTGTTCAAACAACGTAACAAGAACCTAATCAAACAAACGATAGTAGTTAAGCTTTCAAACAACGACGTAATAAATGGTTAAGATAGTTTTAGGTGGTGGCACTACAATAAGCGGCCAAGTAGGTAGCTTTCAAAATAGAGTAATAACGGACGGGGGAACTTTTGAGGCCCCCGCGTGTTTGTCCGCGTTCCTAAAATCATTAGGTGGCGAGGAACTTATAGGCGGCATTTTAGACGTACGCCCCGACGTGAATGTCCCGCTTACCTTTTCGGTGGGTGAAATTCGCGACATTACAAAACGCACGGGTACGTTTTCCAAAACCATTGTGCTACCATCTACGGACAACAACAACCGTATTTTAAACCATTACTACGACGTCAATATAGACGCGGGAACGTTTGACTTAACCAAAATAACGCATTGCCAAGTATATCAAAACGACGTTTTAATTCTTGAAGACGCTATTTTGCAATTGGTAGCCGTCAACAAAACACAAACAACGGACGCCTACGAACAAGTTGCTAACTACGAAGTGTTAATAAAGGACACGAAAGCGGAACTATTCACGGCCATAACAAACGCCGAACTTACCGACATAGACTTTTCAGACCTTAACCACTTTTCGAACTCTAGTAGCATTATTTCTACTTACGCGTTCACGCAAGCCAACGGCTATAAGTACGTGTTACCTTACGACACGGACAACCTATACAACGTTCGCCAACTTAAACCCGCAATATACGCAAAGACGTACTTTGATAGGATATTTGCAAACGCTGGTTTTACATACACTTGGGCGGCGCAAGCGGCGGCACGCTTTGACAAGTTGCTAATTCCTTACAACGGCGACGAAAACCAAATAGATTGGTCGGACTACAAGGTTCTTGCTAGTAACGTATACAATACAAACGCTAACCAACCAACGAACGGCAACTTTATTGGCTTTGTTGAAGACATTGTAGGATGGACGGAAGACCAAGACCCGCAAGGCTTGTTTGCGCCAGCGTCGGGTTTGTACACCGCACCAACCGACACCGACCCAGCGGCTTCGCAAGGCTACGAATTTAAGTCAACCATTACGTATCAATTACGCGTATTCAATTACGGGGCCGCACCAGTACAACCTTATGTATTTAATAGCCAGTCGGCTACATACGTGCCACAAGCTAGAACGTTTACGCCGTACCTTAAAGCGGTTGGCCCATCTTTGCAAGGTGCTAGCGCATTTTTAACGCCTACCACAATTAGCACATTTGTACCCGTTGGCGGTTCTGTGTTTGGAACTTATAGCAACCTAGTAGTAACTAGCCCCTCGGGTTATATTTCGACTAGTGATATTCTACGTTTGCAAGTTGGTCTACAATCAAACTGGCAATTTGGCTTAACTACGTGGCGAACTGCTGCTGGCGTTCCCGCGCAAGTAACCATTCAAGTAGAAATTACAGACATACAACTAGAAATTACGCCGAATAGTAACACCCAACCGATAGGCGGGTTCGTTACCATGAATGAATACGTACCGCAAAAGATAAAGCAAAGCGACTTTGTTAAGTCAATCTTTACAATGTACAACCTATTTGCAGACGTAGACCCAGAACAACCAAACAATATAATCCTAACACACCGCGACGAATACTACGACAACGGCGACGAGAAAGACTGGACAAACAAACTAGCCAAAGACCGCGAACAAAACCTAGAGTTCCTACCAGACGTAACAAACAAGCGCTTAATCTTAACCTACAAACAAGACACCGACAGCGCAAACCAGTTGTATTTTGACACAACGCGCGAGGTTTACGGGCAACTCGAATACATTTTTAATTCGGAGTACGTTAAAGACATAGACACAAAGGAACTAATCTTTAGCCCTACGCCAATAACCTCAACTACATTCGGTGCAATTGTGCCAATGATTGACGGGCAAACGCCTAAGACGGGGTTAAGAATACTTTACGACGGCGGGGTGCAACCTTGCGGGTCTTACGATCTAATCGACGGCGGGTTAACTGGTACGTACGGCGTTACTACTTACCCAGCCATTACGCATTTCGACAACGCAAACACGCCTAGTTTCGACTTAAACTTTGGGACTTGCGACTTTTACTATTACCAACCGCAAACGCTAACCAATAACAACCTTTACAACCTATACTGGCGACGTACAATTAACCAGATAAACGAAGGCAAAATGCTTACGGCGTTCTTTAGGTTAACCGAAGCGGACATTCACGGCCTAAAGCTTAACGACAAAATCCGCATAGACAATTCGTGGTGGAATATCAATAAGGTAATGGACTACAATGCAAACGCGGACACGCTAACCAAAGTAGAACTTATAAGCGTAGACACCGAATTAGAGCTAGCGCCTTTCATTTCAAACACGGGTGCAACCGCGCCTAGCGTTACAACGCAAGTTGCCTTGTCATCTGTATACACGTCGCGCATGTCCTCTGGCAACCTCATCCTAGAGGGTGCAAACGTAGCGGTGTACGGCACGCGTAACACAATTGCACCAGGTGTTCGCGGCTTAGTTATTGGCGACGATAGAACGCTAAACGAAGACGGAATTATAACACCTAGAATTAACGGCATAGCCACGCAAACCACGTCTTACATAGCTAACCTTACCCAAGTCGGAACGGCTGCGCCTACGGCCTTGGAATTAGCCAATAACATAGGCAATGTACGATGGTTTAGAACTGCGAAAGGTGATTATTTAGGTGCGGCAGATTTACCACTAGACACGCTTACAACCTATGTAATGATTAATAGCAACGAACATGACCACCTTTGTAGCGCTTACATAAACACGGACGGCAATATAGTAGTAAAAACTACCAACACACAAAACCACCAGCACAACGACAACGTATTAAATAACACAACTCTAGAAATTCGCACTTACTAAAAGGTTAATATAGTTATGAACGAAGTACAAATACCTTTAAAACTTACGGGCATTGGCTCAATGAAGGCCGAGCTTAGGCAATTAAAAGCTGAAATAGCCGCGGCAACCGATCCAGAACAAATGACTAAACTCGCTCAAAAAGCGGGTGAGGTTGCGGATAGGTTAAAAGATGCCAACGAACAAGTAGCGGTTTTTACAGCGGGTTCAAAATTCGAGTCGGTAAGTAATTCATTTAGTGCAATAAGTGGCGACCTTGCAAGCTTAGACTTTGAGGGCGCAAATGAAAAGGCGCAAGTATTCGCAAAGAACTTAGGTTCTATTGGCAAAGCCGACATTTCGGGTGCCATTAAAGGCATTACGGGAACGGTTAAAACCTTGGGCGGTGCTTTTGTTAAGCTAGGTGTTCAAATACTTGCAAACCCGTTGTTTCTCATTGCTGCCGTTATTGCCGCGGTAGTCGCTGGTATAGTTGTTTTTCTAGGTAAAATTGGCTTATTACAAAAAGCTTTCGACGTTTTAATGGCGCCCATAAACGCTATTATAGACGGCTTTAAAAAGCTAACGGATGAAATGGGCTTAACCAATTACGCCGCCGAAGAAAACGCAAAGAAAATGGCGAAGGCTAACGAAAAGGCTGCCGAAAGTTCTAAGAAACGCGCCGAGAAAGTTAGTGACGCATACGACATAGAAATAGCCAAAGCAAAGGCAGCGGGTAAAGATACCACGGATCTAGAGGTGGCTAAGTCAAAGGCAGTAAGCAAAGAGGCGCAAGGTCGTCTAAGTGACCAACAAAAGGAATACGCAGCACTACAAAAGATAGCATCTAAAGACAACCTAGAACGCCGTAAGAAATTACGCGAACAAATTGCTGCTGAAAAAAAGATATTAAGCGAGGGACGTAAAGAACGCCAATTGCTAGAAATTCAAGACGCAGCCGAACAAGAACAAAAGAACAAAGAGGCTAACGCTAAACGCGTGGAAAACGCAAAGGCCTACGCTAAGAATAGACTAGACGCAGCGCGTACAATTAAGGACATAGAAATAGCTTTGATCGCCGACGAAAACGAACGCGAAATAGCTACGACAAACGAGAAATATAGACGCCTAATTGAAGACGTAAAGAAAAACGAAAACCTTACGGGCAAAGAAAAAGTCGAACTTACTAAGCTATACGAAAGCCAAAAACAAGCGGAACTAGATGCAAGCGCAAAAGTGCAAGCGGACGCTGCCGCAAAACGACAAGCGGACATAAACAAAGCAATCAAAGACAACGAAAACGTACAACTACAAGCACAAGAAGACTTTGAGGAAACAGTGCGCCAGTTGAAAATGACGGACGCACAACGCGAAATAGACGCCGTACAAACAAAGTATTTTGAACTTATAGCACTAGCCGAACAATACGGTATGGACACCAAAGCGATAGAGGAAAAACGCGCGGCAGAAATTAAAGCTATTAACGACAAAGTAGCAAAAGACGAAAAAGAAGCTAGCCTAAAGAAAATTGAAGACGCTAAAAACGAACGCGACGCTAAACTAACTTTAGCCAGTGACGTGGTAAACGGCATAGGCGCACTAGGGAACGCCTTTATTAAAGACCAAAAGAAACTAGAAAACTTCAACAAGGCTAGCGCATTAATCCAGATAGGTATCGACACGGCAAAAGCTATTTCGGCTCTAGTTGCGGCCTCGCAGTCAAACCCTTTCAACGGGGTGTCAGCGGGTGCGGCTGGTATTGCACAATTCGCGTCGGGTATTCTACAAATTACCACGAACATAGCTAAAGCAAAAACACTTCTTACAAACCCTAGCGGTACGGTAAGTGGTGGCGGTGGTGGTTCGCCTAGTGGATCGTCTACAAGCGTTAGCCCATTAACACCAGCGGTTCAAATGTTTGGACAAGGAAACCAGTTAAACACGGTAGGACAACCGCAAAGCGTAAGCACAAACCAAAACATAGTAGTGCAAGCCATTGTAAGCGAAAGCGACATTACAAACACGCAAAGTAAAATCAATAAAATTAAACAAGGGTCTGAATTATGACAAGTTACCAAGCACTCATTAACGAAATTGAAACGTTTTACAACAACCATGTACAAGTTAAAAAGGTTGGTTCGGACTTTCAAGAACAAATGTTTAACTTCGCTACTAAAGACGAGAAATACCCTATTGTTTTTATAGTTCCCGTGTCAGCTTTAGCCACCGAAAACACGAACGACTTTGTGTTAGACATTTATTGCTTTGACATAATCCAAAAAGACCGCGCAAATATTAACGTAATTTTGTCCGACTGCCAGCAAATACTATACGACTTGTTTACCTACTTTATCAATTCTACAAACTACGACTTTGACTTTGTAGATACGCCAACTTTCACGCCGTTAAACAACGACTTGTTAGACTACGCGGCGGGGTGGGTTATGTCCGCAACTTTCTGCGTAAACAATTGGACCGACTGCGCAGTTCCGCTAAAACAAGGGGACTAATTAAAATAATATTGTTATGGCTATTTACAATCAATCATGGCTGCACACCATAGCGCACGACTTACAAGCGGCGGACGTAAACGGGAACTTGTGGCAATCAATATGTTACCACTACGGAATAACCCAAACGGTAAACGGCACTTGGCTAGAGGCCCTTTGTGACTTTTTTAACGTAAACAAAGAAGAAGGCGAAGCATGGATTCAAGCTTTAGCCGAGGACTTCGGAGCAACTGCGCCCGTAAACGGATCATGGATTCAAGCCCTTGCATTACAAATACAAGCGAACGCTGACCTTATAGATATTTTTATGGATAGGATAGCCACAGACGGCGGGGTGTTCGAAGCCGAAACTTGTTTAGAAATTACTTTAAATTCATTTGATATATGAGCCTATTAGATACTGCCTCTTTAATTGTAACACCAAACGGATATAAGGAGGGCAAACTTTATTCCGTTATTCCGTCCGACGGAAGTGGCGATATGTCAGTAACCCGAGCGACCACCGCAACACGAGTTAACTCTGCTGGCTTGGTTGAGTTAGTGCCTTACAACCTATTGCGAAATAGCCAAGACTTTACAAGCGTTTGGTCTTACGACAATAGCACACCAAGTGCAAATACTATTGCCGCACCTGACGGGACTTTGACTGCTGACACTATTGTAAATAACAATACAAATGCTTTTCATAGGTATTATCAAGGGCCTATAGCTAATTTAGGCGAACCTCAAACAATTACATTTTCAGTATATTTAAAATACAAAGACCACCAATATACTTCAATCGGTGTTACGGATGATTCTTTTTATAGGTCTCAAGTGGTTGTGGATTTAGTGAATGGCACAATTACAGAAAATTACAAGTCTTCTGGTTTAGATACTCTTACAAGTACAATAACAAGTGTAGGAAATGGGTGGTATCGAGTGACTGGGACTTTCACTTATGCGACTGCTTTAGCTGGTGGCAATGCCTATGTTTTAGGTATGCTTCTCAATCAATCGACTTTTACTTCTGCTGGCTATGCTGGTAGTGGAACTGGTGTCTACATTTGGGGCGCACAACTTGTCGAAGGCTCAACCGCTAAAGACTACCAAAAAACGGAAACAAGACTTAACATCCCAAGACTTGACTACTCAAACGGAACTTGTCCAAGTTTACTTGTAGAACCGCAGAGGACTAACCTTATTTTTCCAAGTAATGATTTCTCTCCTTGGCTTTTGTATAATTCAGCAACAATATCAACAAACACAACAATAAGTCCAGACGGAACTCAAAACGCTGACACCTTAAATTTTGCCTCAAGTCTTGCTTCTCAAGTTTACTCAAATCAAGGAGATGGACTTAATACACATACCGCAAGTGTATGGGCAAAATCTTCAACTGGAAAAAAATTCAGAATAAAATTAGCCAACGCAACAACTGGTGGAGATGATTTTTCTTCTGACTTTACAACAACAAGCGAGTGGCAAAGATTTACATTTACTACTACTTCTGCACT